TGCGTGGAAAATAGATGCGTCAGAAGGAAATGCTGAAAGCTTACCCGACAATGGTTACCAAACGGCAAAAAAGGATGACTTACCTTTTTAAATAAAAAAATTAGTCTTAAAATTATAGAGGGGGGCTTGCCCCCTTTATTTAACCATTAAAGTGTTTAGATTATGTCTGAAGAAAGAAAAGTATCGCAAAGCGAAATCAATAAAAGAATTAAACAAGTAACTATGGAGGCTGACTTTAGGTTTAAGTGCTTGGAGTTAGCTATTCCTGTCTCGAAAAAAATAGAAGACTTATTAGAAAATGCTACTAAGATTTACAACTATTCATTTCATATAAAAGAAGAAAAAGATGAAGTTGATTCTAAGTAAAAACGATGAATTCTACGAAGGGCTTCAGTTTGTTTCAGAATTGATTGGGGTTTCAGAGCAGGATATAATGAGTAAGGATAGATTTAGGGATGCCGTAATTGGGCGGCATTTCCTACGGTATTACCTCAGAGATAAATGCAACTTTACTTATCAATCAATCGCAGACTTAATGGATTGTAATCACGCATCAGTAATTCATTCTGTTAATTATGTTAAAGATTGTGTTAGATACGATAAACTTTATAGTTTATACAAGCATAGTATTGATTCGGGGGTATTAAAAACCACAACAAATGTAAGGCTTGGTATAAGCAATATATTATCATCCGCTAAAAACAACGAGTTTAAGTGTAACGCTATAATAAGTTTAGTAAATGAACATTTCTCAGAATCAAAATAACAGGGGTCACTCTAGGGCGGTTGTAGCTGTATGTGCTCACACAAACGAAGCAATAAGTTTTAGTAGCGTTAGAAGTTGTGCTAAATACTTAGGACGTAACCCTGCCGCAGTAACTAAAGTTTGTCAAGGAGCTTGGCATTTATGTAACAATCATAAAGTATTCTACGAAGAAGATTACGATAAAAAAACTAAGACTTGGGAAGGTCTTAAGTAAAACTAAGAAACTATGAACAGAGATTTTAAAGGAATATGGATACCTAGAGAGATATGGGTTTCCAAAGAGTTGTCTATGCAGGAAAAAGTTTTCTTAGCAGAGATACACAGTTTAGATAACGACTTAGGGTGTATTGCTAGTAACGCTTACTTTGCTGAGTTCTTTCAGTTAAGTAAGTCTAGTGTGAGCAGGGTTATATCAAACCTTGTAAGTAAAGGAATGTGTTCGGTAACTCTGACATATAAAAGCAATAAAGAAGTAGATAAGAGGATTATTAGATGCTCTAAGTACGGGGAAAAAGAAATCAAGGTAATTAATACGGTTAAACCTGCGGTTCAAGAATCTAAACCTATAGCTACTGCATTTCATAATTCTATTCTTAATTACTTAAACGAGAAGTCAAATAAAAGATTCAAAGCTGTACCTTCCTTTACTAAACTAATTACAGCAAGGTTTAATGAGAAGCATAGCTACGAAGATTTTAAGCACGTAATAGATGTTAAGTGTAGTCAATGGTTGGATACTGATTTTGATAAATTCTTAAGACCTTCAACTTTATTTAGTGCAAGTAAATTTCCTGAGTATTTATCGGAGAAATTTATAGCTACAAAGAAGGATATTGTTGAAAAAGTAACTAACTCTCAAAAAGGATTTTACGATGTATAAGATAAGTAACCGAGACGACATAAAGAGATACGCAGGTAATGTTTTTAGAAACGGATTACCTAAAGGAGTATCGACAGGTATACCAACCTTAGACCCTCATTATAGATATAGAAAAGGAGAGTTAGATGTTATTATGGGATTAGCAAACATAGGTAAAACCACAACGATGTTCTACTTAATGCTTAACGCTTCTATGAGATACGGATGGAAGTGGTTGTGTTACTGTCCTGAGAACGAACCTGTTGGGGATATGATTTCTGATATTGCTGAAATGTTTGTAGGTAAAAGTGCAGATAAAGATAGAAAGGATAGAATGTCAAGTACAGAGTTTAGCACCGCTATTGATTGGGTGCTTCAACATTTTACTATAATAACGTTTGAAGAACTCAAGTACTAGACGCTTTTGAAGAACAAATGGAAGTAGTTAAATACGATGGGTGTTTGATAGACCCTTTAAATGATTTAAGGGTTGAATCAGGGTTTAGTAAGTATGACTACTACTATAATATGTTGTCAAACATAAGAAGGTTTAAGCAAAAACATAATGTTAAGTTTATCCTAACAACTCACGCAGGTACGGCAGCAGCAAGAAAAAGAGATGATAAAGGTAGGATTCCTGCTCCATCTATGTATGATGTTGAATTTGGAGGAATGTTTGCGAATAGAACAGATAACTTCATAGTTATACATAGGCATTTAAACAGCGAGCAATGGGATATAACTGAGATACACGTCAGGAAGATTAAGTTTCAGAAATTAGTTGGACTTCCAACTCAAGATGATAACCCTGTTAGTTTGAAGTTCTCACCTAAAAATTGTAGATTTGCTTATCTAAATTATAGTAATGGAGGAGTTAAAAATTAAACCTCAAGAAGAGGAATTAGACTTTTAATTATGGATATACTTAGATTGTTTTTAATGAACGAAAGGGATAGATTAACGAGTAGTAAGGAAAGTGGTGACAATAAAGAATACCGACTTTGGAGGAAAGAATTAGAAGAACAAAAAAACTATGAAAGAAAAGAAAGAATTAGGTCTGTATCATACAGACAAGAAAGTTCGGAGCTCGATAGACAAAATGCTCAAGCAAAACGCTTGTA